ATTCATATTTTAGTCACTATCACGGTGTTGAATTAATTGAGACTGACGTAGGTGGTGGGCAAGTTCGATGGACATTTTATTTTGGTGGTACGTTAATACCTTCAGGAGCTTTAGCAAGTCAATTTGCAAATAAAGGTGACTATTCTTTAGTTGAACGGTTTTCAGCCGCAGTAGAAGAACATGATGTAAATGGTAATTCAACTGGTGTATATCACCGTTTTAAAATTGCTGTAAATCCAGCTTCTTTAGGTGGTGGACATGATTGGAGATATGGAAGAACTATAAATGGAGTTCACTCAAATCATTATGGAATAGCAGTTCAAAGACAAGACAGAAATATGCCCGAACCTTTAGTGCAAAATTTTACGGTTGTCAATCAAGGTGAAGCTAATGGTAGTGGTTTGCAAATTACTAGAACTTCAATATCTTTTGTAAATTCAAGTGGACAGAATGCTACTAATGTAACTTATGCCAAAAGAGATGGCTTCTCAGGTGAAGGTTATTTTACAGGTGATCAAGTTAAGCTTGCTAGTAATGTTGATCCACAAATAACTTTTACTTTAACAGCAGGGACACCTTTTGTAGATCCTGATTCTCCTGAAGAAGAAGGCTTATCACCAGAAGATCTTGAAGATTTTCCATCGCATACAAAATATTTTGTAGATCAAAGAAATACAAATCCTAATAATGCCATAGCTGATTATTTTCTTTATGACACAGAATCATCTAGTCATCAGAGTGGATCTGAACATGAAATAACTCATGTAAACGAAATAATTCATGAAGGTAATTCTAGTGAAAGTGCTTTAATTAATTACGAAAAATTAGCGATTGCAGGCTTAAGAATTGGTGCAACCGCAAACTTTAATCAATTTACTTCCTTGTCCTGTTTCATTGAAGAAGGAATAAAAGTACAAAGATTGATTAATGATAATGGAAGTAATACAACCATTAATATACAAACAGGTAAGAGTAGTTTATTTAACTCAACAGATAATATTGTTGAAATAGTATATGACTTATTAACGAATAC